GAAGAGAAAATATACGACGATTATACTACAGAGGAATTGACAGAGTTTGTTAATGGATTCTCCAAAGCACAATTTGGAATGTTAGAAAACTTCTTTGTAACTATGCCAAAAGTAGTACAACACGTTGAACAGGATTGTCCTTCGTGTGGTGCTCACAATGAATTGACGCTTGAGGGATTACAGAATTTTTTCGTCTAACTCTTTCCCATGAAGGACTTCTTAACTATTTTCAGTTAAACTTTTCATTGATGCAGCATCATCATTATTCTTTAACCGAAATAGAAAATATGATTCCATGGGAAAGAGATATTTACGTTACTATGTTAATTAATCATGTTAGTGAAGAAAATGAAAAACTTAAACAAAAACAACTAAAGAGCGGTAAATAAAAATGGCCTTACCTCAAAATCCTCAGGGTGTTACTAATACTGATAGAATATTGCTTGAAGCTGTAAATGCACAAACGCAGAACTTGCAAGGACAAACTAAAGTATTACATACTGTTTCCGACAGACTAATGAAACAAAACAAAGAGTTTCAAAGTCTTCGAAAAGACATGCAAGAGATGGGAAAAACATTATTGCAAGGCCAAGGATCTAATCTTTCAGAAATCAAAAAATACTTTGAAAAGAATAAGAGCAATTTTAGAGAAAGACCAAATGTAGGAAATAATTCTAATAAGAATTCCGACGATAAGGGATTCTTTAGAAATATGATGGGTAAATTATTTGGTCCATCTAAATATCAACAAAAGATGATGGATGATACATCGCAAATACTTAGTCTAACAGAATTAGTTAGTAGCGATATTGGATTTATACGAGAAAAATATTCAGACAGCGCAAGAGCCAAAGAACGTGAATTACTAGCTACTGCTATTGCCGAAAGAATAAACGGCAGCGACGGAGGTGGCGGTGGCGGTGGATTACTTAAAGGTTTATTGGGGGCACTTACAGGCTTTGGGGCAGTATTAGGCACAGGAATTATTAGTGCAATAGGCGGGATAATAACAGGAATCGTCGGATTAGCGGGATCAGTAGTTTCGGCTATTGCGGCATTAGCAGGTCCTATAGGTGCAGCAATAGCAGGTGTATTAACAGGTATTCTTGCCAGCATCAAATTTGTTCTTGACCAACTTACTAAAGCTTTTGGAGGGGGTGATTTTGATCTTAATAAAAATAGACAAGGCTCGCCTAGTAGCGGCGGCGGCGCTATACCACCTGTAGTTGTTAACGGAGAAAAAACAACCAGTCCCCCCAATAGTCAAAAAAGATTACCCAGAGGAAGATTTCCTTTATTATCTAATGCTAGTGAAGCTATAGAAGATGCAAAAATACTAAGAGAAACTACTAGATCAGGAGCCACTTCAGCTGCAGCTGGAGGCAGAGCCACTTCAGCCGCAGCTGCAGCTGCAGCTCGAGGCAGCAATTTAGCCGCACTGTTTAGTATGTTGGGCTTTGGCGCAACTGCATTGTCAATTGCCAATATGACCGGCCCAGAAGAAGACAAAATACTTGAAGGCATGATACAAAAAGAAAAAGCAAATGAAAATCGTAAAAAATTTGCTGAAACGGATCCTCGAAGAGAATTGATGCAAGAAAAAAAGGATATGAGTAAAAATACTGTAAAACCTATTCCCGGTATGTTTAGTGAATCTGGAGAAGAAATGTTTAAAGGTTCGGATGGAAAATATTATCCGAGTATGACAGATTTTTATTTGCAGCAGGGCAAAGATTTAGTGGAAGATTCTATAAAAACTATGAAAGACGGTTTTAGCAAAATGGCTAAATCGGCACTTTCTCTTGTTGATGACTTTTTAGCTCCATTGGGAGATAAAACTATATCGCTTATAGATAGCGCTTTTCAATTTCCGATAACTGTCGACGGTAAAACAGAAATGTTAGACTTAGCCCCAGGTTTAGGCACCGCGACTGCAAAAGTATTAAAAGAAATGGCGTCTGAAACTGCAGATTTAGTGGGTGCAGGTATGGATAAAGCTGGTGATGTTATAACACAAATCAACAATAACAATAATCAAACAGCAAGTGCACCTATGCCATTTTCCGCAGCAGCTCCTAAATCTATACATGAAGCAACACTGGATTTATATAAAATCACATACGGTAAGCTTAGATAATTTGTACATTAAAAAACCCCGCGTTATGCGGGGTTTAAACTAAGTTCTTAGAAAGGAGCTTTAGTTTAATCTTCTGCTAATTTAGCAAAATAGGATAGTGACTCGTCGTCATCATCAAAGTCTACTTCTTTAGGAGGCGCTTTAACAGGCGCCTTTTCTGCCTTTTGTGTAAATGCAGACTTAGGTGTTTCTTGAATGCCATCTAGATTAGTCTCGTCTGCTCGTTTTGTTGAAGCAGCGCCACCACCATTCAATCCCATAACCATCTCGAATTTCTTCTTCAATTCGTCATAAGATTTAAAATGTTTCTCATCCAAGAACTGTGTCAAAGAATGTTGCTTGTTCCAAATTGCTTCGATTTCATCGTCGCTTTCTGAGATAGAGCTAATGCCATCGAATTCAGATTTATCGTAATTGCGATAACCTTCGACATTGCGAATCTTCAACTTGAAGTTTGCGCCTTCCCAGAAATCAAACGGGTTGATTGGTTTTTCATCTTCGAACTGAGGTTCAGCAACGTCTTTAATCTTATCAAAGATTTTCTTGCCGAATTTATAAAGGAATACTTTACCTTCGTTCTCAGGATGAGCTGGGTCTTTAACGATTAAAATATTAGTAATGTAACTTAGCTTGCGCTTTTGTTGACGAGCAATTTCTTTATTTGCCTCGGAGCCAGAGTTCCATAGTTCTGTGTTGTATTCAGAAACAGGATCTGCTTTGCCTAAGGTTGTAAGAGAATTCTCGATGTACCACTTGCCGCTTGGGCCTTTGAATCCATGATTCCAAACTCGAACCCAAGGAAGTTCTTCACCTTTAGGTGGTGCAAGGAAACGAATAACAGCGTAGCCGTTACCTGCCTTGTCGACTTCTGGTTGCCAGTAGCGATCATCTGCGCCACGTGATTCGGATTGGGGATTGGCGATCTTTTCTACCTCTTTCATTAAAGAGTCGAATCCGCCGCGGGATTTTCTAAGATCAGATAGTGATGTAAATGCCATGATTTGCCTTTCGTATTAACGGTGTATAAAAAGTATGTTTTGTATTAACGTCGTTTGATTTTGAGTACTGTCGAATAATCATAATCTAACTCTCCATTGTCATCATCAATTTTTTTAGATGATGCAATATTATATATAAGATTCTTATGCTTGTCTATAGCACTTTTCTTCTTAATTGTCCGAAATTTTTTCTCTCGGTCCAAATCCATATTTCTTTTTTTAATGCTCATATTAAATTTTAAATAAACTCCTAAATTATTCATCCTTATCAGATACAGTAATAAAAGGCCATGTAGCAACCTTCTTTGTTAGATCTGATTGAGTATAAGCTAATTTCATAAGATAACGTTGTGTTTCCTTAAGTGACATTATCGTTTGTTCTAATAGATGTCTAGTTATATCTAGTTCTTTTTCTAGATTGTTAATCTTCTGAGCTGTCACGTTCAACTCTTCGTCTAAGTATTCCATTATACTTTTCCTTGTCAAATTGTAAAAATGGTTTGTACTTTCTTATCAATCTGGAAATATCCGGCCACATAATATCGGTGTTAAGATGAGTATCAAATTTATCTAAAAAAGGATTTATCTTTTCTAGAATAACAAGCGTTTCTAAGGTTATGGTTTTCCTTAAAAATGCTTTAATTATATATGGATGTTGATTTTTAGAAATCTCAAAAGCGTAATCAAAAGTTTTATTCTTAGATTCCAACTCTTCCATAATTGCTTCTAGATCGTTGCTGAAAATATAGGATAAACTCTGTACTCGCTTTTGCCATTCTGTATAGCGTTCGTTAGCTTCAGAATCAAATAAACCGCCCCAGCGATCTCCGGATGTAAAGTTAGCAACTAAGAAATTTGCTACTTGTTCGTCCGAATAAGTTTTAGAAACTTTTCTAATAGAGAATATATCTTTACGTTTAGCAAACGCTTGACGGCTTGCTCTTACTCTGCCCTTTTGTTTAATTACATCGTAGTTATCTGTCGTGAAATGTAATTTAAGAGCCAAGTACATTTTGTATACTGAATATTCGTCCATAATCACAGTGGTAATTTTCCCCTCTTTTTAAAGTAGTTACCTTCTTCTGCTTCTAATTGTACTCTATCCTTTAGAGATTGATTAATCAATTTAGATATAGATTCAACATCAATGTCAACTTCTCCGCAGTATTGTATAATTGCATCCATGTAGCCGATACTTTCTTTAGCTACTCGTTCCTCAATGTAAAGAGAAAATTCATTAGGGGATCTAAATTTTTTGGTTATTACTAAACTATCGGTTAAGATATATGGTTCTAATTCGTTATTCATGTTTTTCCTGGAATAAGACATCGTTCATAAATTGAGTAAAGACATCTTTATTCACGCCAAAGTTTACCATCATAGCAGGTGTATGAGGATTCATTTTTTGATATTTACAATAATGATTATGTTGTTCTTTATAATCTTTATCTGCATACCTAACACCTATATTATAAATGTATAATTGCAGATTGTCAATAACTGTTTTTGTTAGTTGATCAAATTCTTCTTGTGTTTGAATATTACCAACTGCCAACATTTGTGGACTGAATATTTGTTTTGCCCAATCAGGCAATTCTCTAGGTTTAGACCAATTCAACCCTTCCATTCTATTTAGATATGTTTTGTACAAATAACAATCATCTACTTTTGAAAAATCATGAAATGCACCAGTAATTTTATTCTTACCACAAACAATATCGAAACCAAATATAGGTGACGGGTCATTGTAATGCGGGAATATACACATATGCATAACCCACATCTTTTTACTTTCAGTTGCGTCTACAATTTCAATATGAGCTCGTCTAAAATTTTTACTGGTCCAAACGTAATTTTCCCATCTAAAATTTTTATCTATATGATAATATTTGTCATCAATATCTTCTTTATCATATTGTTTAAAGCTATCAATTAGCTTATTGGCAAAATCATTTGCCTGTGGCCAAATTTCAATCATTATAATCTTTTAGCATATCTATATTATAGTCAAAAGCTACATTAGCTTCATCTGCAAGTGATATATCAAGCTTAGATCTAATGCCTTTAATAAGGTTAGGTACATCATTAAACTTATACATATGATTACTACCGGGCAATAACTTCGCTAACATTTGCCCGCCGAATAGGTCACCCATATGTCTGACATAAACATGAGCCATGAGCTTTTGTTTATCGTTCTTAATGCTATTAATATAATCTAAGTAATTGATAGTTGATTTGTTTAGATGTCCGCTAGGAGCATCTCCTAATAGTTCTACCCAATCCAGCTCAATCATTCTTGATCTTTTTATATCTTCAATACCCTCAAACAAATTCAAATCATCTGCATAATTCTCTAAAGTTTGGTACACCAATAATAATTGATATAGATAGTCCGTATATTTTGCTTCATCTACATTGCCGGCAAAAATTGTTTTTAGAAAAGGTTGAGACTCTGCTTCTCTATGTTTATCTGCAGTTAGTTCTTTTAATGTGCTCATAAATTGACGCTCCTTGCATTTGCGGATAGACCTAAGTGTGGTCTTTTGTCAAATTTATAATCTCTATATTTACCTTTTTTGTCTACATAATGTAGGAATGCTTGTGTTTGTCGCTGACCTTTGTAAGCATCTCTCCAATGATTCAATGTATCGCCTTTATATACAATTAAATCGCCGGGATATAATTCAACTGCTTTATGCTCACCTTGCAAATTCTCAAACCAAATTTCCCATGGCTTTTCATCTATCGTAATATTAATTGTTGCTGAAAATTCACAGCTTGGTCTATCTTTATGTATTGCCATTGTTGCTTCGTTATAATAAATCCTCGCATATGTATATGTCGGATACAAAGATTTGCCTGTAATCTTTTCTATCAACGGTTGCATCTGCAAAGCTAAGGATTCAAAGCATAGTGCCCCGTAATAAGCAAAACTATTTGTAACTTGACTATCGCCAAACATAAATTTGTTTTCTTCGCTTTGTCCACCCTGTAAATAGGTTAGCTGCTTTAATAATTCAAATTCTGTATCTAAATGCTGACACAAATCTTTAGATAACGCTCCTCGAACAACCTCATATAAATCGTCTTTAAACATTTTATATACCTTTCTGCCTTTTATATTCTAATCTAAGTGTTTTAAATTCTTCAATCCAGTCATTTCGTTTCTCATTAAAGACCAATGGCTTCTCATCATCTACTGCCATTAGAATAACCAATCTTGGTACAGGAATTCCTGTAAGTTCCTCAAATGCAACAGCATATGCAGAACATTGAATAAAATAATCGTGAATATCATCTCTGTGCTTTATTCTTTTAGATGATTTAAAATCTATTACTGATAACTTACCCTTATACCTAGCAATACAGTCTACAGTTCCTGCAACTTGTAAATGGTCAGAATATAAAGGTTGTTCTAAAGCATATATATCATCTATGTCATCTAAAAGAGGCCTTAACGAATTCCACATTTCATTATCAAACATTTCTGCAGAAACTTCCTCGTTAAGAAGATATTTTTCGCAAAGTGTATGAATTCGTGTGCCTCGTTTAGCAGCTTTACTTGATATTTTATTTGCTTCTTCGTCACCTACTCTTTTGCGCCACTCGTTGATTATATCTTTTTTAAGTAATCCTGTGACAGTAGTGACCGATGGATATTTCTTACCCGAAGGAGTGGCATATACTCTGGAGCCATCGCTATTGGTTACACGTTGGAGTTTAGGTAACTCCAACGGTATGTGATTAAACATTATATAAATTTAGTTAAGTTTGGAGGCGCCCAACCTTCAGGTTTTAAAATTTTGCCATCCTCGCGGCGAATGACTTTGCCCGTTTTATAATCAATTTTACTTAGATTACTATTAGCAACTTCTTCCCAAGCTCCTTTAATATCGTAACCTTTCATATGGCAATATCCGAGTATAACCCAGATCATATCCATACAAGCATCAAGTTGTTCGACTTCATCGCGCATAACTACTGCATGCTGAAATTCATCATATTCTTCAGCGATTAATCCTCGATACAAATGAACATTTTCCTGAGAAGGCTTTTGTTCACATGCATCGAGAAACATTTTCACATCTAGTTGCATTGTCATAATATAATTTTCCTTTTAGTCTGCGAGAACTTCTTTATTATGTTCCCAGTGCTTTTTACGATCTTCTAAACCTATTGTACCACCGTTGATTCTTTTTGTCAATAGAACAATGTCATTCTTATCAGCAATGGCATTCAATTTATTTTTACTCCAAAACCAACATGCGGATTCAATAGCACCATCCAAAGTTTCGCAATATTCTATTGCGTCTTCTAAAGAAAGGCCAATAGAATTTGCAAATGCTTGATAATTTAGTTTACCTGTCAATTGAATTGCGCCACGGCCTCTATGCGCATAACCGTCTCCAGATGACTCTGGTCCATTGCCCATTCTATTTGCGTAAATTCTATTTGCAATCTTTTCAGGCTTGCGTTCATATTCTTTAGCTAAAGCTTCATTCGGAAAATATTTTTTAAACAATCCTAGTAAACCTTTCGCGCCATAATTTAAATTTTCTTTTAGAACCGTAAAGTCTAATGATTCATGGCCACATTGTGCCAAAAATGCTGAGACCCTATCTACAGTGTTTATTTCATATTTTGGTAACACTGTATTAAATGTCTTAAACAATTCAGGTATATTTTTGTTTCTAGACAAACATTTTTTTAATTTTTCTTCTGTGAATTCGAATTCAAAACTCATAGGTACTCCTTATTATAGTTATTAACCCATTTCATACTGGGTTTCGTATTTTAACCTTGCTAATATATATTCCTTAACTATAGCAGATCTAACTATATCATCAACCCCAAACTCAAATGTTTTGAAATTAGGCATCATATCTGCGATTGTTATAAATTTCTTTAATCCCGACATATCTCCCTTTTTATACAAATCTGTTTGTCTGAAATCTCCGCAGAATATGATCTTTGATCTATGTCCGATACGAGTCATTATGGAATTCAATTCCATGTCTGTCATATTCTGACATTCGTCCACAACAATGATAGAATTGCTTAAGGTAATACCTCTAACAAAAGATGTAATCATAAACTGTATTGCTTTTTGTTCAACAAGTCTTTGATATGCATCTGGTCTATCAAATAAATCTTTACAAATTTCTACATAGGGTTCTGTATAAACTTCTGTCTTTTCTTTTTCGTCTCCCGGTAAATGTCCGATATCTCTACTAGGTACTGCTGACCTAACTATTACTACTTTCTGATATTGATTTGTCTTGTCTAAAACTTCTTCTAAAGCGTGATAAAGAGCAATGTATGTTTTGCCTGTTCCTGCAACACCATGCAATAACATAATTTTTGATTTATCATAAGATTCAAAAAATCCTTTCTGATTATCTGTTAATGGCTTGATAGTTTTCATATCATCTAAACTCAATTTCAACTTATTATTTGTTAATGTAAGTTGAGGTGTTTGATTAGATTGGATCTGAAGATTGGTTTTAGTTTTTGCCATGAGCTTCCTCTTTGGATAGTAAGAGAGGAGGCAACACGTTTAAGTATTGACCTCCTCGGGTGATAATAGACAAACTACCATGATTTATTTCCTACTCAATTTATCCTTAAGATTGGCTAGACGACCATTGTTTGAGCCAATCTTAGATAATACTTCTCTGAACCCATTATCCACTGTCCTAATGCCTAAACGGACAGGGTCACCAAAGCCTGGCATAGCTGTGTGGTGGTGTTCATATTTGTTTGAGCGACAAGAAGGACATTCTTGATTATCCTTCTCTGCTATACGGCAACTTACTGAGAACACATCTGCGCACTCAGAACACTTGAAATCGTAAAAAGGCATTAATTAACTCCTATACCATTATATATTATAATGGCTTTTTAGATTGAACAGTATTTAAAATATTATCCAATGATTCGGCAAACGTGTATTTAGGAGTCCAATTTAAATCATTGCCGATAGCATTGATACTTGGAACTCTATTAGATACATCCTGATATCCCGCGCCATAGAAGTCGCCGCTAGATTTAACTTTAATCTGGACATTGTCTACCATTTTACGTTCTTTTAATTTAACAATCAATTGTTCTGATACTTCACGAACTGATAGATTGTTCCAAGGATTTCCTACATTGTAGATTTTGCCTTGCGCGATATCTTCATGTAAAAGAATTTCTTTAAGTGCAGCTACACCATCTCGTACATCTGTAAAGCATCGTTTCTGATGACCACCGTCGACTAAAGTAACTTCGCCTCGTTGTAACGCATCACCCATTAACTGTGTAATTAGACGAGACGATCCTTCAGACGTTGCATCTAAAGAATCAAGATATGGACCTAACCAATTGAAGGGACGGAACAATGTAAATCGCATTCCTTCTTTTTGATCCAACGCAAAAATAACACGATCTAATAATTGTTTAGAACAGGCATAGATCCATCGAGAATATTTAATTGGCCCATATACTAAGTCTGTGGTTTCTTCGTCAAATGGTGCTTCGCCTTTGCCATATACTTCAGATGTAGATGGAAATATAACTCGCTTGCCTAATTTTTGGGCTAATTTAATTACTCGAAGATTTTCTTCAAAGTCTAACTCAAAAACTCGTAATGGTTGTTCAACATATAGCTTAGGAGTTGCGATAGCAACGAAAGGTAATAATACATCACACCCTGCAATTAGTTCATCTATTTTGTTACGTTCTTTAATAACATCTAATTGATGAAAGACGTGTCTGCTATCTTTAGGTAGCATATGTGTACGATTATTATATAAATCCACACTGACAATTTTTGCATTATCGAATCTACTATCTTCAAGAATCGATTCACTTAGGTGATATCCAATAAAACCATCACCGCCTAAAATTAAAATATTCATTATATCCTCTCAAGTCGTATTTTACTATTTTTCTCTAAAACATTATATATCATCTTACCTAAATTATCCTCAGAATAAGATGTCATAACAATTTTTTGTTTAGAATCTTTTTGTTTCATTACTACGTTATTATATGCTCCAATTTTAAAGGTAGCATCATAAAGACGAGATTGAATTTGTATTTTTAAAATCCTATAAGGACTTTCAACTATATTATAACTAGATATATCATCTATGTTGTAGTTACCAAAATTACTGTTATATATTTCTGTTTGTTTCTTTCTTAAATATCCATCCAGCGATGATATATGATATAAAAATTCAGAAACATTATCGTTTTCAATTTTCCAGGTGTAGGTACATTTATATACTTGATTAACATCCTGCGAACTTATGAAAAGATCAAATATGGAGGAATATCTATGTTGCGATAATACATATGAGGGAATATTGCCTACCAGTTGTGTTGCTTGCTTTCTTTCTTCAGCATTGGAGAATCCCTTCTCCACAAATATCTTAGTTGGTCGTAAATCTAAACAATGTTTTAGATCGCTAAGATGCGATTGTGTTGCTGAGGCAATAAAGACAGGCATATCCCGATAAGAAGCATTTTTTACTTCGTCTCGGGATATTACTTCTGGCGATATTCTGCTACCTACGTAAACGGGGGTAACTTTTAGCGCATTTAATTTTGAACCAATAAGTTGTGCCCATTTACCAGTACCATAGATTATTGCATACAGATTATTTCTCCAGTATGGCCACGTTCTACTAATTTTGCTTTAATGTCATCAAAAACATTCCAAGCAGTTACCACAACCAACGCATCTTTAGGCATTGTTTCTGGATGCTTAATTAAAACATCTGTACCGGGGAAATAATAACCCTGTTTCAGTTCATTGTCATCGACAACACCAATTAATTGATTGTTAATCATACTTAATGTATACAATGCCGTAACTGCTTTTGCAGCAGCACCATATGCGAAGAACTGACGATCGCCAATTAAAGCTTTCATTTTATCTTCACGATCGCTAATTAATTGTTCAACATCCTTTTTAGATTGTGCCCAATTTACTTTAGGTTTCGGCAATTCTATGTTAACGTGAGGTAATACTTTTTCGGCAATTAATCTAAAACTAATTCCATGTGTATTTACAGGTTTAACTGATATAACTTTTAGATTTGCTCGTTGAAGTAGTTTAGCAAAAGAATAAGATGAATAGTAATCTATATGTTCGTGATAGACATTGTCTAAGAATTTACCATTAATAATACCTTCTTGATCGCCGCATTCTACAACTAGCTTGCCCCCGATACGAAGAGCTTTAGTAATGCCATTAACAACATCTAATGTATTTGGAATATGTGCAAGTACGTTATTAGCGCAGACATAATCAAAGTAGCTGTTCCATTTATAGTTATCAACCATTTCGGATGTAAAGAATCCTATAACGACAGGAATACCTTTGTCATTATGTTCTTGAAGCATATGCTCAGATGGTTCAACACCCGTTACTCTGCAATTTTGCTTTTTAAACTCTTCTAATAAGTATCCATCATTACTTCCGATTTCCAATACTCGACCATCAATACCAAATCCATATTTGTTAACTATATCTGCAGCATACTCTTTAAAATGTTTTCTAAAAGATGCAGATACGCCAGACTTATACTTATATGTAGAAAACACACCATCTGGATCAGGAGCTCCTGCTAACTGCAAATGCCCACACTCTAAGCAACCATTTAATTCTAGAGGATGTCTATAGAAATCAGGTTTTTCAAATAGGGCATTAGCAACCGGTGAATTTGGTAGTGCTAGCCAAGGGAATAATGCTTTACTGCCGCATGCACGGCAACTATCATACTTCAACATACTGTTCATGGAGAGGAGCAATTCTTACGATGTCTTCGTCATAGGTATCAGCATCACGTTTGTGTTCTGAGATAACAACCATGATAGAATCAGTTTCAAAAACCATTTCATGATCGATCAATGGACCAGTTTTAAACATATCGCCTTGTTTAAAATGTTCGCGGTGAATTGTATCCTCACCATGATTGCGCCAATAGAACATCATCTCACCTGTTACCAAATAACAAGTATGAGTATCTGTTTTGTGATAGTGGTTAGCACGAAGGGCTCCTGCCTTAGACCAAATCATTTGGACATTAGCGTCGCCATGTGTTAGTGGGAGAATAGTTCCGCGAGCATCGTGAAACCCAGCTTCAACTGGTACGCGGTGAGAGTCTGTTGTCATAATTACCTTTCAATTAATTACATACCAAGATGGTATAGTTCGTTTTTTCCAATTCGCAAGATGCCTTTTAGCACCTACATAATAATTTATATATGCCTGAATAGAATTGCCAGGAACCTTATATTCATCTGGCATAGCAGGAGTCGGTTCTGACCAACCTTCATTACCTATATTCTTAGGAATATTTTTTAACAGGACATAGCAAAGTCCGTCACGTTCTACCTTATGTGTTTTCCCATAACGATAAGTATATTCTTCACATAAGGCAATTAGCATATTAGCTAGCCAAAGATAATTTTCTGGAGACTTTCTAGTCCAAATTGCTGAAGGATGATTGATATGAGTAGAAGCATAAAGCAAATTATCGCGGTCGTCAGGAAGAACATATCGAGTTTGTTTTCGACCAGTTTTAGTGTGGCCAGTAACGATATTGCCATCAAGATAACGATGAGCAGTAGAAAGAAGTTGAGCATATTCGAGGATCATTTTCACGACGTGTTTGTCTGGGTGCATTTTAGCACATTCATATACATTATTATGTAGGTAAAATATATTCACAATGTTTCAATAGATTTAAGTATATTCATTATAGTATGTTTTGCTTTTGTAGATAGTGCAAAACAGGATTTGGCTTCTAATAAGGCTTTAATAACTTCTATAGGTTCATAGCTTTCTAGAGTTTTTTCAGTAACGTTTTCTTTAACATTACCAAACATATTTAAAGCAAAAATAGTCAAAAAGATTTCCTCTTCTGTATAAAGAGGAATCTTGTAACCTCGATAGTAGGTTCGTCTCTCAGGAAAGTTATAAATTGTTGCGGGCATATGAAATCCTCATTTCCCGATTATTTATAATTATTTGATAGATTTACTAGACTCCGCTTTATCTTTATCTTCACGCAATTCGATAAAAACGGGCAAGAACAAACTCTCAACCCCAGATTTATCTTTAATACGAGCATTATATTTTACAGTGATGATTTTTCCTATTACTTTTTTGGTATATTCATCACGCTGTTCGTCCGAATAACCTGAGCCGACATTTACTCGAATAACACCGTCGCTCGATTCACATACCAATGCTCCTAGACGGCCAACGTTTTTGCCTGTGCCTTCTTCCCAATCAACAACCTTAAGTTCGCATTCCAATTCGCCTTTAAACTTAATTTGTTCTTTGGAGCGTTTGTCTTGCCAAATACCTGTTTTAGATTTTAGAATAGTACCTTCTTGACCTTCGGAAAGAAACTTCTCAAAGATCTTTTGAGCAGTATAAAGGTCATTGACTTCTTTATTCCATACTGGAGATACATAATGTCTAAATTGAGTAAATTGATTATTAACATAGGAAATAGAATTAAGCAATTTAGCAAATCTAGTGTTATATTGTTCATTATCAATACCTTCGATGAATGAAGTATAAGGAATGGCATCCCACAATGTTGCTCGAACATTATCGGCTTCAATCTCATTCATTGTGCCTTTAATTGACTTAGACAAAATACCATTGCCTGTTTGTCGATTAACGGGTTTGCCTGCAAAGTCTGCAATCAATAGCTCGCCATCGAACACCATGTCTTGTTTATAATGTTCAGCCATTTTTACAAATGGTACTGAGAATGCAGGGTTAGGAATATTTAATTCTTTACCATTGCGAGATCTAAATTCTACCGTTGTACCTTTAACGATTGCGTTGAATCGCATTCCGTCAAGCTTGAGCTGGACATAAGCTGGGAATGAGATTTTGTCGACGAGCTTTTGGTCGTATCCAGAAGCCAACATAACTGGGTATGTCGAGATAGCTCCTGGCCAAATTTTATTAACGGTTGCTTCGGAGACTCCGCAACGCATGTCTTTTGCAATAATACGCTCAATGATTTTTGCATCTTCTGAACTCACCGATCCTAAAATAAATTGTAAATGGTTAATTGCATTATTGCCTGTCATCACCCTGTCTGACAACACACTAAGATTGTCCAATGCTTCTTCTAGTGTTTTTTGATGGATATCTGGAGCAGTTTGATATGTTGGAATTTTCCTGATATAAAACTGAGTAAAGGGATCCAACGCCAAATAAAATACTCTTTTAAGTAAAGTGTTATTCTTGTTTTTAATAAGAATTGCTTCTTTAGCTAAACGGGAATTGTCTGAAGCTAATTGTTCAAAAATATTGTAGATGTTGCTCATTTCTGCTCCTTAATGTCTTATTATAACACCAATTGGAAAGAATGTCAAGCAATATTTCCAAGAAACGGATTAAATTGTCCATTGATTGAGAATAATAATTTATATTTAATTTCTTCAGCAAGCATTTTTTCTTTGACCTTCTCAATAGCTTCTAGAGTAGGATAAACCCCCACAATCGTTTTACGTTTTACTCGGCGGATCTTATCGAGGTATTTTGCTTCTAGAATATATTGATTATACATTTGTTGTATCTTTGGCCATTGTTGTTGTAGTTGTAATAGTTTGATACATATTTTCAAACTCTTCATGTTCTTCAAGTTCTAAATTAAAGTTTTGTTTGTGGTATACTTTAGCCATACGACGGAATGTCTTTTTAGATAAATCATATTTCTCACAAATTTCTTTAATTGATTCACGAACAAATTCTCGTTCACCTTCGGTGCGCGTCATAGATCCACTAATTTCTTTCATACAATCTAGAATAGCTTTGCGGTCTGCTGGGCTTGATGGAATAGTCATAATATATTTTCCTTTAAGTTATTTACGTTCAATGTCTTCTTCAATACAATTATCGCCATATTGGATTTCAATAATCTTTAATGGGGATTCGGTTAAATTACAGAGCTGATGCCATTCAGTATCTGAAATACTAATAGTTGCAAAACGTTCATATGAACCTCTTTTGACTATTTCTTTTGTTTCGGGATGAATTGTATTTACTATTGCCTGTCCTTCTGCAACAAACCACAATTCACTTCGGTGTTGATGTCTTTGCATACTTAGAGACTTGCCCGGCTCTACGGTTAGTTCTTTAAGTTTAATTTCTTTACCATCTTCTTGGAGTACTCGATAATAACCCCATTGCCGCTCGGTCTTCGGTGCTTTCCATTCTTGAAGAATCCAAGAACTAGAATTCATCTTGTTTTCGCCACCTACGCCGAATACAAATTCTAACTTATCATCTACAATATCCATTTCAGGAATATTCTCTTTAGTACGGTCTCCGCCATTCGCAAAAACAATCGTTTCATTGGGAAACAATTCTCTGACTTTTCTAATTGCACCTTTAGCACTATTATCAGCATCATCAAAAGAAATACAATAAGTAACAGGTTGAAGGGCTTCTATGATTGCCATGCGCTCATTCAATGGCATAAAAGGTTGACCTTTTTTCCGTGTTAGCCAATCATCAGAATTGACTCCGACAACCAATATATTACCTAATTTTCTAGCTGCTTTAAAATATTCGATATGACCACTATGTAAAGGATCAAATCCGCCCGTAACTAATACTACTTTCATATTAACGTCTCATACTTGAAATTGATTTGGCCTCATCATCAGTAAAGATGGGGACAGCATTAGACTTGTGCATAGTTCCAATGCCTATCATCTTTGTGCCTGTATATTGAGGAATGGGTTTGCTTGCAACTGCACCTGTGTGTCCAGTGTTTAAGCTTTTGATATGTGTATTTGTGATTCTGCCTGGAGGAGTAGATAAAGAGTAAGATAACTTTTCTACTTTAGCGGCAGCTTTGTTTTTTGTGCCGTGGGATTGAACAAGCTTTTCCCATTCGGCGGTAAGTTCGCGATGCCGTTTTGCTTCTTCAGCATTGCGAAATTTTTGTTTGCCCTTTTTCTTACCTAAAGCAGATAACCAAGGGCCTTCAAGGTGCATAGTCATATAGAATACCTCACTTTAAACATACTTTATTATAACACCTTTTTCAATACTTGTCAAATGCTCTGTATTTGTGATCCTCAAACGATCTCTTATCGTATAATGGATCATCTGGCATGGATCCTAAATCTAACCAGGCTTCTTTGTTGGATACCTCTGCAGAATTGATTTTGAACAAACTTATTACTTGTTCAAAGAAGCCTCTTTCTTTTTTGCTAGGACCGGAACCTTTTTAGGTGGTAGTACATCCGGGAACGCTTCTCGAACAAGATCTTCTTTCAATGACTTGTACTTTGTTTGCAACTTTCTATCTTTTGCCAAACAAACAACTTCTGCTTCTGTCCAATGAATGCCTTCTAGCAATTGAACAAATAATTGTTCTTTTCGCGCGCGAGTCAAATTAATACTTTCATTTAACCAAATGTAGAATCGTCTAAATTCGGTATAAAGATTAGTTTCAGAATATCCTGTTGGAATAGACGTGTCCTTCTTGAATGGAGGCTCGCCGTCAGGTAAATGTACTTTGATATCAGTATTAAAATTAATTTGCAAAATGCCTTTTAGTACAGGCGTATCATATGCTCTTAACACTTTAATTTTTGATTCTTTGCTTCCAGCCTTTTCGACTTCGTCAAAGATTTGCGGTATTGATGTTTTCATTTTAAAATTCCTCGATGAGTTCGAGCATGTTTTTCATTTTATGCTCAATAAAGAAGTTTAGCAACTTGCTTTTATCTTTTTGTGGTTTTTCGACATAACTATTTATAATAGCATTTTTAATTTTGTCGGGAATGGAGTCAAAACTAACTAGCTTTTTGTTACGTTCATAATTCTTTTTGAAGTCTGCATCTTTTGGCATTGCTTCAAAGTCTTTATACCATACATCAATTTTATCTTGACGAATAGCTTTCTGTCGGATACCATTTACAATGCTATCATCTGCGGATAATACATTTGGAACCCCGTCACCTTTATCACCTCGAATAATATGTTCGAAGATATATTTTTCGGGACTAATGTCAGGCTTAACGTATTTCTTTTGTACAGGTGAAAACTGTTTCACATTGCTATACTTTTGCAACTGAATAAAGTCATGATCGCCAGAAAGAACTAGGAATGGCTTTGGATCCTCAAACAAAAGATTGTTTGTATCATTTGTTTGAGACCACTCTGCTAAAACAGCAATAATATCATCTGCTTCTGCGCCATCGACATTGATTACCTTATATGGAAAGAATACATCAATCTCACTTCTAATAAGGTTCAATGCTTCAAAGATTGTTTTCCAATCAAAACCGGAATCTTCTCTTGCCTTCTTACGACCTGCTTTATAGTACTGGAAATATTCGCGTCTCCAATAATTTTGATTGTCGCAAGCAATAACTAGCTCACCATATTCTTTACCAAATTTTTGTTTATAGCTTCTAATAGAATTTAAAATCATATGCCGCAAAAGGGGCACTTGAATTTCCACATCATTACGTCCGCCTACTTCCATCATAAGATTAGAAATAGCGGTTTGGTTAAAATCAACTACGATCATAATTTTCTTTCATTACATATTTGTTCTATAAGTTGCTAGTACGGTATCGCCTTGTTTTATCGTTATTGTATATCTAGTAATTTCATTTCTTGTCATTAATGCATCTATGTTATCTGCAGCTGCCCTCGCACTAGAATATAATGTGCCTAGGTTGAATGTTTGTGTTTCGTTTGTTTCTGGCGTAGTGCCTGGAATAAAAACTATTGCCGTATAAGTTTGACCCGCCGTTTTTGCCGCATCAAAAGGTCCAACATCTGTTCCTGTTACTGATTGAGATGTCACGACACTTGTTACTGCAGTTACATTACCATTTGGATCCACATATGTACCTTCTACAGCTGTCGTAGGCGATACATTAGCTTGATCTTGCAATACTTCTATATACTTACTAACTGCAGTTTTAACATTAGGCTTAACTGTTAAGTCTAATACTTCACCGGAGCAACCTGAAAGCAAATTGAACACTATCTGAGTAATTTGAGATTGAATAGCATTACGAAGAGCGGCTTTATTAATAGATGCATTAAAACTATCAATAAAACCATTTACAGTACTTTCAAACCCAAGAAGAGCAGTTTTATATGCATCATATCCAGTATTTGCTGCAATTTTATCACCGATAGCTTTAATCAAATCACCTTGTTTAATTGAATCAATTAAATTTTTAAGGTCAACATCTGGTACTGCATCATTTGGAGTGCAACCAGATCCTAAGAGATCTTGTAATGAACATCCACCGCCTGCTTCTGCACCTGATAATGTAGCAACACCACTTAGCTTATCGGAATTACCCTTATATGTGATAAGCTTAGCTCTTAAACGAGTCAAATCTGCTTTTTCATCTGTTAGTGATTGTTTTTCTGCAGCAATAGTTGTAAAGGGAGGAAGAGGGGAAGCAGTACCTGCACCATTTGCATTTTCATATGTTGTAATGTCTTGTTGGCGAATTGTTATTCGTGTCACTCTGACATCTAATTGATCTATTGTTGTATCAAGAACAGATCCTATAGGATTTTGATAGATTTGCTGAGCAATCTTCTCCATCGTATCCTGAGCAGTAGCAACAATACCAGATGCGGTATTGATAGTATTAGTAATTGTATTGATTAGTGTTGTTACTTCAGTTAAGCCATTTGGAATAACACCTGAACCAGTAGTTATTTGTTTTGCACCTTGGCTTAACTGAGTATAAACTTGTTGTAATGGACTGCCGCCAATCTGAGATAATACTATCTTGATTAGCTGACAATAACTTAGACTTAAACCGGCCATATATTTACCTCGTAATTTTTAGAATGATTGTATCTATATTTATCCGACCGTTTACTGCTTGTTCTTTGGATTTAATACTATCCAAGAACGTTCTAAGTTTGACCTTACCTGACGCCATCAAATCTTTAATTTGTTCTTCAGGTTTACGCAAAGTCTTTTGCTTTGATTTTTCTGGAGACCAATTCTGCAAAGTAGTACCTTTAACAGTCATACCTTTTGTAGATTCGGATGTGTATACTGCAAGCTTACGAGTTTTCGTATTAAACAACCACACTTGTTCTGCGCCTACAAGATCTATTCCCCTGGCTGAGGTTAATCCGAGTTCTTCATCTTTGAGTTTGTATTTCAAACTCTTAACTTGTGCAACTGCCGGTTTTTCTCGAACTGCTCGAGGCTTACGATTGGCTTTCTTGAACTGACCATATTTGTCACAATCTGCAATGAATGATTCAAACATCTTAACCATGCTTTTTAGTTTGCGCTTGTTAAAGTTTGAATAACCCTCTACAATCTGTGAATCTTTGGAATCTACAACTTCTTCAAATTCTGTAAGTTTGCTTTCTGCCCAACTCTTAACTGTGATAACATAAGGAGCAGGAATTTGATTACCTTTGAGGTGATTATATAAATTGAACTCTTTATCCTCAGTAACAAACTCATCAATAAAGCCTTCAAGCTCACCGACATACTCAGATGCTTTTTCTTTCATAGCATCTTGAATAGATGTACGTTTAACTGTTGTTGTAGCTACTGCGACTTTGACGGTTGTTTCTTTTGTCAATAATCTAGCTTTACCTAGATCAATTAGACCAGTAAGATTTTTGTCAAATGCTTTTTGGTGATCTGTGGAAACAATGGCGCCTTGTAAAAGCATACGTGCCATCCAACCATAAGTAATGTGAACATCTCTTTCCTCAACCTCGGCAAAATATTTTACATCGGTTGGTCGATTCTTTTTAACATATTGCTGATAGTATTTGTAGGAATCAGACCGTGTCTTTTCTGTACTATACCAATTATTAAGACGCATCAAAGTAATTGTATAGTCATCTGACAAAGGATCGAGTTTAGATACTAGTGGTTCTGATTGAAGAACTTTGCTTGCATCATGTTCACGTTTTGTTGCCATTTATTCTCCAAGGGTAAAGTTAATTTGCTTAATTGAATCATACCTGCAAGAACGCCATTCGTTCTTTTCTAAGTCGAAAACAGAAATCACATCATCGTTTTCTTTACGAACTCGATCTGTCTTCTTTTCGACTACGGGTAATTTAGATTCAACAAGAGTGCATTTCATTTCCCTTATTGTATCATCTTTCTTCCGAAAAGTCAAGCACACAGTTTCCATTTTAAGGACACCTTGTAACCATTCTCGGAAAAGTTTTTGTTCTTTTGGATCTGCTTGTTTATACCAATCAAATCCAGTTTTAGTGTTAACTAGTAAGTCCTGATAATCCATATTCATCTTGTACCGCTTTCAAAATTGATTCAACTCTGTTGTCTACATGGTAATTATAATATACTTTTTCATGTCTGTCAAGTATTCCGGAAATACCCCTTTCGTCAAAAAGGTTATTCGCTTTTTCGGTTAGAATTAATGGATTTTGGACATCTTCATAGTCATAAAATAGAACGTGATCCCAAATATCTACAACATCTTTATGATATTTTAAAGAACGAGGAATAATTGGAATTCCGCCTGTTACCAACGCATCAAAAATTCGAATAGGTGCATCATTTAGAACAGGAACAATCCAATGTGCTTTATGACTACACCATTCTGTAAATCTTTCAAGCATATCTTTGCTATGGTAAGAACCATCAACAAGTTTTACTTCTGATAATTTACGATTTAGTGTTTGTACTGTTTTTTGTCGAATTGGAAATTGGGGATATTCAATATGATGTCCCAATGGCTCATCTGATCTAACAGTATTTTTAATAATGTCAAAATTATCTCGTAAATATTCTCGAGTCCATTGAATAACACCTGAAGGCACAGGACCAGCCATGATATTATTGTATCTTGACAAAGGTTCAAGGTTGTCTGCATGAGTTGGAACGTAAAGATCGCATATTGCCGCAAGTATGCCGGATAAAGCAAACCAATGGTGATTGTCAAAGTCCCAAATTACAAAAACAGATGTAGGTGATCTTAAATAAAGTTCAATTAAAGCTGTTAGCTCATTATTTACCATCACATTATTGTTACTTAGTATAACAATAGAATTTTCAAATATCTTAGGTGCATTCTGCATGCTAAAGAAATGAATATTTGCGTCAGATGGCTTATATCTAACAGCATGAAAAATATGATCTGTCAAATAAATTTGACCTGAAAATTTTTTCTTTAAATTGTCTTTAAGGTAACGATTTTTTTGATTTTTTGCACGAACCATATTGTATAATACGTCATGCTGTGATATAGCACTTGTACCTGCAATCGTCTGTGCAATTTGTCCTGCTAAACTATTTGCATCGTTTATAAAAGATGGAAAATCATTAGCCGGTGGCGGCATATTGTAAAATACAGACATTAACGACCCCTGCCAACTTTCTTTTGAATCGCCTTATTAATCATTGGCACATTTTTTGGTCTTGCAGACTTAACCATTGTTTGCAAATCTGCTAACGGTTTTGAATGAAGTTTTGGTTTACCAGATTTGGTAGTGTTTGGATCGCGTTCTTTATGATTAGCCATATCAACTCCTTTAAATAATAACTAAATTATAATATCTAATTCTATAAATGTCAACAGAAGTGCGGGATTGCCCCGCACTTTTTCATAACTATATTAACCAGCTGCGCCGGCTACTTTTTCTTTAGTACGTCCATAAGCAGCAATACCGAGTACGGCACCCATTGCTATATGATATAACCCTGCACCTTGCAGTGTTAATGGTTGCCATTGATTTGTGACTGCACCATTACTTAGTGCTTGTAACAATGACCATAGTACTGGGAATAGTACAAAATCAGCTGTACATGTCGCCATGTAAACCCATCCCATTGCTGGTCGCCATTTTTTGTTAATCCAATCTGAATTATCATTTTTAACTAATACATCGGCGCCTTCTTGCATAGCGCCGCCGGTGCTTTTCAACATATCAGGGTTACCTGATACATATCCTGCGGGCGGAATTGCATTAGTATTAAATGGAGTAGGGTTCTTTTTCTCCTCGTTTGCGTGTTCGTCCCATGCTGGCATAATTTTCTCCTTTTATTATTATCATACGCCACCACAAAATCATACTATAGACTTAACTGGCTTTTTTCTTTCTTCCGCGCTTAACGGTTTCTTTAACTTCGGTCACTACTGCTTCAGCTTTCGCTTCAACTTTGGCAACTTCTTCTTTAATTTCAGTTTTTGCTGCTTCAACTTTTTCTTCTGCTTTAGCAACTATTTGATCGATCTCTTTAGAGATAACATTATTGTCTTTTTGGTTGGTCATATGTAGCATGTACGCCAAAAAAGCAACAACTGCGATAATGATGATGATAATTTCCATTTTGTATTTCCTTTAAATGATTAAAATTCACGGCCAGACATAGGCCATACTGTTATTTATACCCAGCCTTCTATTGCAAAATCGTTAGCGAATGTTTGCACTTTGAATCTGCTTGGCAATTCGTCAAAAAATCCAATTTCTTCAGATGTTTTATCTAATACGATGTTTGGAAGACCTTCTAGATCTCCGGCAAACACAATACTTAATGTACAATAGTCTGTATTTTTGGAAAACGAATTTTCTTTGTATCGGTCTTCGTAAAACCCCATAGGATATAGATCGCCTTTAAAATCTATACCAATTTCTTCTTTGATTTTTCGGCGTGCAGCCTCTACAGCTTTTTCGCCTTTATGGATTCGGCCACCGACTGGCCAAAAAACCCCTTTGCAGGGTTCTTCAGTTCTTTTGATTAATAGAACTTTATCATTATATCTCAAACACACGTCAACACATAAATTGACGGTGCTATTAATAATTTGTTTATATTGTTTTTCTGGTATGATCATAATCTATATTTTATGTGTCAAAGATTTTCTAAGTTACTGCTTGTTTTTTCTTCGCCTGCGCCTAAAACACACGCCAATCTAGCATCATACTCAATCACAGTCCATGATCTTTTTTCTTTATTTGCTAGTAATGTAATATGTGTATTGTGTACTGTTTTGCCTACCCAAATTGGTTTTTCTTGGTGAATATCTAAGAAATAATTCATAACGGTTTGTGCGTCAGAACATTTCATTGGTTTGGTTAAATCGATAATCTCCTGGGCGTTTGCTATAGAGCTAGTTAGGCAGAATAGGAACGCCATTGCTATTTTTCGCATAATGGCTCCTCATTTAAATAAGTATTTATTCCTTATCTACGAGGTTATTTTTAAATATTTGCCATGCATTCTCCCAGCTCCATCTTTTACTACCTTCAACCACTTTTTTTCTATCAAGTTGTAAACATTTATCTACAGAAATTACTAATCCTTGGTCTAGCGATGACATATATCCGGTCAATCCCTCTTCTATTACATCTTTTGGGCCAGTTACAGAATAGGCAGCTACAGGAGTGCCGCATGCCATTGCCTCTATCATAACTATTCCAAAAGTTTCCCATTGACTTGGAAATACAAACACCTCTGCATTTGCATAATATCTAGCTAAATCTATTCCCGTTTTGTATCCGGTGAAATGTACATCGGGGTATTTCTTTTTATAGGTTTCTAACATAGGACCATCGCCCACCATAACTTTAAGATATCCAGGATAGTCCAGTTCAAAAAATGCTTCTAGATTTTTTTCTTTACTAACACGACTAACACATAATATGTATTTAGAAACAGTTTCTGCTCTGTGTTCTGGTTTAAAAATAGTTCTATCTACACCTCGCGTCCAAGGAATAACTTCTGTACCAAAACCTTGCTCTTTTAATTCATTAACCATCGTGGTTGTAGTGGTCAATACCTTACCGCTATGCTTATGGAACCAACGAACTAAAGGCCAAGTAATGGCTTCAGGTACGCCAAACAACTTTCTAATTCCTTCTGGAAACTTAGTATGATAAGCAGTGTTATAGCGATAACCGCGTTTGTCAAGATATTGTCTAGCACACAGACCCACAGGACCTTCGGTGGCGATATGGATATGATCCGGATTGATCTCCTCAAATATCTGGCCCATTTTCCAGGGAAAGGCAATCTTGACTTCGTTGTAGCCAGGGCAATCAACATAGCGGAACCTCCCGGGATCAAGATATACAACACGATAGTTGTCCCGAATCGCACACGCTTCAATATTTTTGTAAGTGGTAACAACACCATTTATTTGATTAGGTAAGTTATCTGTGACGATTAGGATTGTTTTTGACATACACCTTCAACCTTAAAGCTTTTAAATTTTAAATCATATTTCATTGTAGATAAAACTTGTTCACATGTTTTCTGATCATTAAACATTAGTTCAATTCTCCCCGGTTGATCTTTTGGATTCTGCGAATGTATTGCTAGTAATATCATTAGCCACATTATCCTTCTCCTTGGTCCAGGTTATTATTTCCCAATGCCCATCCCAATGTTCAACTAATGCAGTACAAGACTCAACCCAATCGCCGTCATTCATGTATATAACACCATTGATTTCTTTAATCTCTGCGTGGTGTATGTGTCCACATATCACGCCATCGAAGCCACGCTTCTTACAGTAGTTGGCTAAATTTTCTTCAAACTTAAAAATAAAATCTACTGCTTTTTTGACCTTTCGCTTAAGAAACATGCTAAGGCTAAAGTACCCAAAACCAAAACGATGACGAATCCAATTAAATCTGCTGTTGAGGCTAAGTATGAAATCATATGCTTTATCTCCTAAAAATGATAACCATGGCGCCAATCTTGTAATGCCATCAAACAAATCACCGTGTACTACTAGATAGTGTTTACCATCTGCACCTATATGTTCTATTTGATTATGTATTTCTATTAGGCCAAAACTAAAACCATATGGTATCATTGGTCTTAAGAATTCATCGTGATTGCCTGCAATGAATATTACTTTAGTGCCACGCTTGGCATGACCTAATACTCTGCGTACTACGTTGGTGTGCGATTGTTTCCAACGCCATTTGTTTTGTTGTATTTTCCATGCATCTATTATATCGCCGACTAGATACAATGTATCACATGAATTATGTTTTAAAAAATTATTTAGTTTATCTGCTTGACAATCTTTCGTACCTAGATGTACATCACTTATAAAGATTGATCTATATGTCTTTTGCATATAGTTAATACTTATATTTTGCCACCACAATGCGGACAGTTTTGCTTATGATCTTCTCTTCCTTGTTTGACTACCTTTTTTAGGCGTTTGGCATCGCGCAATGCACTTTTAATAGTGGTTCTACATCTTTCAGATTTAGATTTTTCCAATTCTTTTTTTAAAGTGTCTCTTAGTTTATTGAGTCTACCTTCAAAGATATCTAAGAATCCCGATAGTG